CTTGCAGATAATACCCTTGTTGCTGAATAATACCTGCGACATCCCGCCCAGCCGCCGCGTTAACTTGCACGATTTGCACCGCTGACAGCACGACACCGGTGCGAATCGTACCGAAGTTTAACGCAGATACTATCGGGTCGATCAACGCGGCTCGAACCAGCGAAAAACCTTGGTCGTTATACGGTATCGCTCCGCTGTTAGTCAACAACGTAAGCAATGCAGTCTTAAATTGCGAATTCAAATAAACCTGGTCTACGAAAGTATCCAACCACTTCCATTTGCCCGGCATTTGACCATTGTATAAAAAGATAAATCCTTGTACAGCAGTCGCATAAGATCCATAGAAACTGTAGCCGTTTGCCAACAAAACGTCAGCAGTAGTTTGATCAGAAGCAGTAGGATTAACCCCGGCTTGAGATTTGAAAGATGCAGTAACTCTACCGTTACGACGCGAGAAGTCGATGCTTGCGATCATTCCTAGAACGAATACGGCTAACTCTTTGGTATTGTAGACAGGAAGGACTCCATCATATGCCAAGCTTTTAGCCAAAGCGCCGAACGCCGTAGTGGTATTTGCGACAATCGCCTGTGCGTCAGTATCCCATGCGACATATACAAATCGAGAATTCTGCACACTTGCCCACACCGCAAACAACTGCTTATCCGCAGTAACAGGCTCCCATATTGTGGCAAACGATGCCCAGTTCTGAGTAATAGTTTTAACTGAATCCATCGCCGTACCCGGAGTGGTTATCGCGCTACCCTGCGATAATACCGCACCTGTTGCCGTCGTGAGTTTCAACGCCGTGCTAATTGTACCACCCGCTACGGTCATTGTAGACGTGGCGCCAGTAGTCGAGCTGGTGAGGATAAACATGCTCTTTACAGAATCCCATACGCACGTTATAGGCGATCCCGTAAATCCTGCGGCAATAGCTGTAGCGGCAGCAGCAAAACTCGCAATAGAACCTAATGCAATAGAACTGGAAGTTTTAACTACCCCGTCGACTGTAATGATTAATGTTCCGCTACCAGCAGCTTGCAGATCTGTTAAAGCCAATCCCGCCCACGATCCTGACTGTAACCACGCAGCTCGTGCGGTATCCACAAAGGGGGCGAAGAACAAAGTACCCGGCTTCGCAGTCGATCCGTCATATCCTGCGAAATAAATCTGAGATAAGGCATATTCAGTCGAACCTGCACCGAAAAACGCGCTCACAGCCGAGGCGCTGGAGAAAGATTGAACGCTACCGACTGGAATATATAAATTCTTGGATAAAATCACCCCGTTTAATGCTAACGGGTTACCGCCAGCACTCAAAACACCAGGGTTTACTTGTACGATGCTGCTTGCTGGGATAGTCATTTACTCACCTCATTTAAAATAAAACTTGTAACCCGACGTCCAACGCGGTAGCCGAATCTTGCGGAATCTCAACGACCGGGTTGTATTGTAATGATACCGTCAATGTCCATCTACTCTGCCATTGTTGCTGACCATTTATTAATGGTGCTTGTATACCATCAGAAGTATAAAGCGGTTTTATATTATTGGGGAAATTATTATATGCGAATGGGGTACGAAATGCAGTCTGAACTGCTTTACAATAATCCCCGCAATTTTCCCCGTAAAAATCTATTTGAACATCGATTCGAGTGGGCCCGGTCAAATCAATCGAATCGGATAATGAATCGAAATCCTCTCTCGGTATTGATAAGTCTACCGAGAATAATTCAGTCAGTACCACGCAATTATCAAGAGGCATAGGTACGCGATTTACTTGCGCTCGAACAATTTCAGCACCCTCCACAAATAGGGCGATAAAGTCCCCTAGTGCGTCGATTGCATCATCAAGTGTTAGGTTTGTCGTATACATTACGATCCTTGCAACACAATAGCAGCCCTACTCCAAGTTGCCCACCCTTCCAAAACTTTGACCACTAGCCAAGTCTTGCCATCTATTTCGATCAAATCCCCACCGACCCCATCAGGTCGCAATGCTCCCGACACTTTGCCGTAAAGATTGATGGCTTTAATCTCACCCTGAATATTTAAACCTTCAAGCTGTTTTAATTCCACCCCATCTAACGCTTGCAATTGCCCAAAGCCTGGTACGGCAGGTGCATATGTGGGCACCTGCTTACGACCGGCGCCTACTGTATACCCAATCGAACGCGAAACACTCACCGAGATGTTCGGGTTAATAGATTGAGCGGCTTGATTGGCGATTGATCGTAAGTTCATTCCGACACATCGTATGTAATTGAATTAAGCATGTGGGATGTATCTATCAGAGGTTTCGAAAAGCCTTTAGCTTCGATGGTACTTGCAGCAAGCCCAGGTGTTGTAAAATCATTAATACTTTGCTGTAAGGCCCCTTTGATATCTTCGCCCATAAGCCCTAAAACTTTACTACCATCATAATTAGTAGCCTTGGCAAGCCTACCCATTTTACCTACCCAGGATGGAGATTCCCTAACTATCATCCTGCGGAAGAATGGCCTAGGGGGTTGATTTTTAGTCAGTACCCCGAATTCATTCTGAAATGCCACTCCTGCGACTAATTCCCCATCGGGGTAGGTCGCACCGTCCATAAAACCGACAGACACCGCCCCCGCGCCCATCTTCTTAGCGATATCTTCCAGCGCTTTCATAACTGCATCGGAACCGCTAAGAGTAGCCATAATTTAAAATAACGTAGGTTGTGGGCGATATTGAAAACCGCGGTACATCGCAGAAGCTTGCCAGAATGCGGCGCCATATTGGGATTGCATAAACCAAGACGATGTGCCTGGAGTAGGCCCCTCAAATGATGCCGAAACAGTACCTTCACTTCCTGACGATAACCGTCCTACCGGCTTAGGTTGCCCATCACCACTCAACGCCCCTCCGATAAATGCGATATGCGCGGTAAGCATATTCAACATTAACGTTCGCTTAATAATATTTTGCACACGACTACTGTCGCCATTCGACAAATACAGAGTCGCTTCAGTAAAGCACGCCCCCAATAAACCCGAATCTACTGAAGTAAACTCGGGATATCGGGTTTTAAATCCTGTCACATCAAAGACTACGCTACTCATCTTCGCTGAAATTAGCTTTTTTCACGCCGCCATCTTCCGGCTTCAATCGCTCTAAGCCAGTTTTGCGGCCTTCAAATTCTCGCCCCATAGCTTTAGCGTCGTTCTCAGTTTTAGTCACAAATAAGGCGCCGGACACCAGCGCAGGGAAATCTTTGTGAACAGCACACCAAGCCTTCCATAAATCTTCTTCAATTTCTGTTACTGCAAAAGGTTGCAATTGCACGCCCATTGAAGATACCGAGTTCAAGCCACTAACTTCGACAGTATCGCCCGGTTTCAATGGATTTTCGAGAATTAGTCCGTGCGGTAATTTGCTGCATATTTTTAATTTCATTTAAAAGTCTCCACTTTATTTGAATTTTGGCCGCAGCCCTTACGAACTGCGGGTTATTTGCTACACTCCGAGCATTTGAGCAATACCAACAGGTCTATAAATAATAGTTCCCCATGTACCTTGCGATTTCTTTTGCTTGAAGCTTGACGACCGTACAATTATCGGATGAGCGCGCAATTTCTCAGTAAACGCACACTCCGCAGTAATCTGCCCATCCACTGAATCCACCAACAATTGCACCAATTCCCCCGAAGCGGTCGAATACTCGGGGGCCGTTACAATTTTCAGATTCGGGTAGTTAAGCTTAATTTGAGCCGGTACATTGACATTGAAGTCTGTCGTTTTAGCAAAATTAGCTTGGGCTAATGGGGACATAGCCAAGGTCATCGGCGAACCCATATCAATCAAACCATTCATTTGAGTTTGCAATTGCTTATACAGCTTGGTGATGTCGTTCAACACCTCCGCTACTGTAGCAACCGCCCACGTCGTGCCCCCTGCTGTTTTGGTATTGGGTAGAATTGCAGCACTTAATGAGGGATCGTTCAACATTCTATAATTTTGCAATCCTGAAATACCAAAAAAATAAGATTTGTTTTGAAATTTGTTCAAAATCAAAACAGACGCGATATTTAAACGATTGGCGTAGTCAATTCTTGCCAAACCTTCGCGCTCCAATTCTCGCTCGCCCCATTGCGTCATCAACTGGTAATGCAAGGCCTGACGTTGCGGGAAATTGGAGTTAATACCGGCACGGCCATTTTCGTTATAATCGCCATATACTGATACTTCACCAGTATTCTCAATCACAGTAAACATCGCCGTGTCAGTAATCCAATCACCTTTCTTGGTCTCGTTGCCTCCCAGCACTTCCACCGCTTTCATTGGGGAAACTACGACCTCAATGAGTTTCGGGTCAACAAAGGTGCTTAAAAATGCAGGAATACCGGAGTTGCTTACGGTAACCAAAGCAGGTTGAGCGTCCTGAGCTAGATTGAAATCCGAAGCGATACCCGGCATTTGGAACTCAAGATTACCGACACCCATAAAATGGATACCGGCTTTCGCTTGTAAAATTCTAAGTGATTGGTTCATTATGCCAGTCCTTTGCTTGAAATTTTGCACAGTTCACCGACCGCAGCCACAGACATCGCTTTGAAACTTGTAAGCACGCCTGCGGTTGCTGTGATAGTGGTACTTGCCGCGTATGCTGTTGCCGGTGCGCTCAGGTTATACAAACCTATACCGCCTACAGTACCGCTAATTTGTGAAGTAATCATCGCACCGGATGGTACACCCGAACCACTAACCGGATCGCCTATTGCCAGCGTGCCGGAAGTAATGGCCGTCACATTCATCACTTGACCGAATGCTGTAACCGTACCTGATGCCGTGTAAGCCGTTGCAGGGATACTGAATGTATAACGACCTGTGCTGCCTGCTGTGCCAGATACCTGAGCAGTAACAACACCACCAGTCGACAACGTGTCCCCTACACTCAATATACCAGTGATAGCGGTTACGTTAATCGTGGTACCGAAGGAGGTTACCGTTGCGCTGGATGCTGTGGTAGCTACGCTAGTAGTGTAAACACCAGCAGCACCTGCCGTTCCTGACACCTGGGCTACGATGGTAGTGCCTGCAGGTACGCCCGTACCACTAATCACATCCCCTACGCTCAAATAACCGGTTTGTGCTGAAGTAGTCAGCGCTGTGCCGGATGCGGTAGCGGTACACGTACAACCAATAGCGGCGGTCATTGTAGTGCCGATCAAGCCGGTAACTACTGCCCCGGTAGCTGCCGCACCGATGGTAATTGAACCATCGGCATAGGTGGCATAAACTGATGCACCTATTGTAGCCCCTGTCGCACCGGTCACTTTTGCCCAAAAATCCCCACTGTTGAACATTGTCACAGGGAAGCCTGCTGGAATTACTACTCCGGCCTCAGCTAGGTATGTGGTAATTAAAGCTTGATGAGTGCGAGCAACAAAACCATTCGGAGCCTGCCCAATCTGACCATAGCTGTACGCTTTGTTACCTGCAGCATCTAACCAGGCGAACTTGCCGACGGTTACTCCTGAGGCACCCGCTACGATTTGCGATTCACCTGCTAGAACGGACGCGCGAGGATTAGTTGACGCGAAATCCCCCTCTACCGCCGGTGCAGGTTGTAATTTTACTGATGTTTGAAAACCCATGATATAGGCTCCTATTTATTTAAAACGAGCGATAGCTGGGAACTGCTTGAGAACATCCGCAGAATCCGAAGCGATGATCGGGTTGACTTTCGCAGCTTTGGTGCCTGCTTGAGCCACTTGATAAATTGTACGCAAGGCGTTTACGTCAGTAATATCCTTGTGAGCAATCTTCATGTGATCGAGAGCGAAACCATAAACTGCCGCAGCAGAATCCAGACCGATAACCTTACCAACTACAGGTTCGACATCTCGGCGCGCTTCCTCAGCAGCTAACAATTCTTTGCGTAAGGAATCCATTGCACCTTTGACCTCTTCCTTAGTCATCTTGTCGTCGTCTTCATCCAAAGCCGCTGCGGGTGGGAATAACGCCAGAATCGCATTAAGCGTATCGTCGTCAACTTTACCCATTAATAGAGCTTTCGCACTATCCACAGGAGAAGCGTTCGGTTCGGCTGCTGCGGGTATGCTTGTAGGTTTAGGATCGTCCTGAGCGTCAACCATCGTATCAAGCATATTGTTAAGCTTCTCAGGATCAAGATTTGCATCAAGAGCGAGCAACTTGGTTTTAACCTCGGGCAAATTTATATTTCTGCGAGTCGCTTGCATCAACAATGCAGGTACAGCGGAATCCGCTGCAAGCACCGGAGACGCCGCGCATAATGCCGCAAAAATGGCTTTGCCAAATTTTGTCATTTTCATAGCGGATTCCTTAAATGTAAAAGGGTCTTTGTCAGCAACAACAACATCACTTCCCGCTCTGCCGACAGTAACAAGCGCCAAGTGATTACCTTGCAACTCGGTCATACGCCCATCATAAGCTTGCCCGTCATACTGACCGGCTTCCATTACAGGTACGTATCTATAAGCGCAAGATAATTCTTTGATTTGCTCGGTTTCGATTCCGGCAATAGAGTCCTTATCCCATATACATAAATCAGCATTCAGATAAGGTGCTGTGAACGAAACATCAGAGCCGATAGCACCGACAATGAGCTTTTTCATTTCCTCATCATTGGCCATCAAATCCACAGTAATCGGTACGTGGGTATGCAGGATCGGCAGGCGTGCAAACGTAAATGCTGCCCGTTCTAACTCTACTGGATCGCGCAACAATCGGTAAACTTTGCCAGCATCGAGACCTAACTCTAAATAATTGGGGATTTCTTTGCCGTAATACGGGCAAATATTCGCTTTTGAAATATGCGAGGTGTCAATATGCAAACGCCCATCGGCGTCAATCCGGCGCGCGCTACGGTCAAATGCTAATTTCAAAATATTCATATCGGTAAGATCGGCCTACTTGTACAGCGACAATTTATCATTTCACCAGGCTGTATATAGTCTCCCGATATAAGACAACCTTTCGCGATGTTATACTCTTTTCCATCCGCTGCCAAGTGATCTTTACGCGGCTCTTTACCACCATGACTGTGCATCCACTTTGCGCGAGTAATTCCTAAGTCTAATTGTCGCTCCCGATTAACCACCGCATTCGCTTTGTTCGATTGATCCCGCGCTATCAGTACCGCCCGGTTAGCCACTGCCGGATACAATTCTTTAATTTCAGCAACCATTGTATGTAAGTCACGCCCGTTGCTATAGGAGCGCATTACAATACCTCCCACTTGTTGCAAATACTGTACAGGTATTGATTTTATTAACCCAACATTCTCAGCCAGCGATGCTTGAAAGGCAGTCCGCACCCGTTCTGTCATTTTGAAAGGTACAATCCATCCACCATCTTTCAGAGCCTGTTGGAAACTCCTATCTGAAGCATCGAACATGCCATTCACATAAGCTTCCGCAATTCCAGGGGCGCTCTTTTCGAATCTATCAATCCAATAAATGGCCAGATTATCGAGTTCGGCTTGAATAGTTTTGACAGGTGACGCATCGGTGGCCAGTTTCGGGGGATTCTTCCGATATGCAGCCTTTAACCAATATTCGACACTATTCGAAAGAGTATCGATTAAACCTTTTAGTTTCTTGCGATATGCAACCTCTACGCCGGCATTCGCATGTACGGGTCTAAGAGTTTTTTGCACAGCCGATTTCAATTATTCTGAACAAGTCAGGTTTGTTCTTTTTCCAATTATAAAGAGTCTGCCTGGAGACTCCGGTAATCTTTGAAATTTCAGTTATCGTCATGGTTATACCAACTTACTGGCATTTTCTAATATTTGTGATTTAAATTCACCTGCCCCGTCGTAATGCCACTCTTTAGAATTAACATCATAATAAAGCTTACCTAAATTAGCTTTTGAATTCTTGTTTTTACTTCCAAAATCGCTGCCGGTAGACTCTGCGGGATTATTAAAATACACACGTCGGTTATCTCCACTGACCCACTCACGCCCGCCTTTAGCGACTAAAGCGTCTACTTCCGGCGAACTCAGTGGAGTATTTTTTGGCGCAACTGCTTGTTCTTTAGTACCACTAATTGCTTTTGATATTTCATTATGAGCAGCGATACCTTTTTCAGTTAGAGAATATGATGTTATACCACTCATACCGCCAGTACCGATCTTTTTATTCAAATATCCCTCATTAACAAGAAACTCGACATCCTTCGGATCTGGCCTAGCTCTGCCCATGAACGGTTTAGATTTAATGATAGATGATTTTTGAGATTCTGTTAGATTTTCCATTTTATTACCTCCTGTAGTTGATGAAGTAATATTACTACCATTCGCTTCCTTTGTCAAACTATTGTACAGATCGGATATATTTTGACCGTTGAACTTACCACCCATACCTGACTTAATCTCACCACCTTCACCTATTTCGACGTGAGCGCCTTTGTTTTCAGGGCCGTTAGGTTTTACCGTGATCCAAGCGTCATTAGCGAACGGATTACCGCCATTAACCTTTACCCACTTACCATCACGTCTTTCTTTTACATCTTTTATTTTTAATTTATCAGGATCGAATACCACATAATTATCCCCTTCGTCATCACCATGACTATCGGGATAATAATTAGTTTCCCCTCTATACTTTATTCCAACAATCCCATTTTTAGCTAAAAGTTCCGAAGCTTTGGCCCCATCCCCGTCCAAACCCTCTATTAGACGTATATACAAATCCTTTCCACTATCGCCATTATCAGGCAGTGATATGTCATATTCCGAAAATAAGTTATTTATTGAATTTTTAACTTTATCCGAATATGAATCGAAATCGTCATCCCATGTAATAAAGTCATCGTCATCTGCGTCAATCGAAACTTTATAGAGTCTAGGGGGTTCGTAAATTTTAGAAATATTAGAATCTTTCATGCTTTTGGCAATATCTAAACGTTCTTTAGGTACGTTTGAATTAGGGTAATTTTTGATAGCAGCTTCTATATTATCTATAGTTTTTTCATAGCCTAAACTTTCAATCCATTCAGCTACTACATATTCTGATTGATTTGCGTAAATGTCTTTGCCGTCTACCTTAAATTTGGTATATCCTTCGGCATACTCTAAAGCCAAACCTTTATTTGATGCGAAATACAGGCCATGCCCAAAACCATGCCCACCAAAACCATTACCTACATTATTCAAATTAAACTTATTAAAAAGGAAAGCACTCCCGTGAAACGCGCTAATTCCTTTCTTTTTCCCCGAAGCCTTACTACCACTACCCGAACCTGATCCAAACTTTCCATCTATATCCCTAGGATGGTCGCTTTCTTTAAAGCCCCTATCTTTGGCAAATGGAGTACCCCCGCCATAAGGATCTGGATTCGGGGGTACAATCTCCATGTCGGTATCGATTGAATCGTATCCGCTATCAGAAGCATTCGCCAACTTGACGCGAGTTTCTTGGCCAGAAATTACGCCTGCATTAATATAACCTGTATCTGTCTGCATATCTTTAAACCGGATATCCGCTTTCTCAGATGGTGTCATTTGTTGCAATGGTAGAAAATTCAATCCGATATCATCGTCAATCTCACCAAACGACGATAATTGTATAAGCTTGAGTATTATCTCCAAAGGTTCACGCCAATAAGCATCTTGCTGAGATTTGATCCAATCATAGAAAACTTTCAACTCCCCCTCGCTATTTGCGTTCAATCCCCCTGGGCTAATACCTGTGAATACAATGGCCGGTATGCGCGACAC